TGGGAATAAGCATTTTGAAGATCAAAAATTTGACAATAAGGAGTCATAAGTATATGAGGATATTTAAATTATTTAGAAAGCACTATAAAACTGGATATGTGTATAAAGTAAAACTTGATGACATTATCATACAGGACGGATGGGATTACATTAGAATATGGAAAATGAATGATAGAATGACTTATTTTGAAAAGACTGGACGTTTCTACTCTCCTATTGTTATTGATAAAGATTTTGTGCTGCACGATGGATTTACTTCATATCGTATCGCCAAGTTAAAAGGTATGAAATATGTAGATGTGTATTTTGTGGAGTAAATAGAAATTTCATTTGGAAAATATATAAGTGTAAATAAAAAAGGAGGATTCAAAGTGTATTGTTTTCAAAAGAAAGATGGAACAGTAAAGAAATATTACAAAGAAGCCATCGACTACATTCTGACTGCGACAGTTCAAAAACATGAAATAATGGTTGGAAGATCTGATGAAGTTGGAAAAATATATGAATGCTATACAACTAAAAGGAAAAGATTTTTAGAACCCAAACGAAACACAATTCAATCTAAAATCATTGACATATGTGCTGAATTTGGTTGTTATACAAATCCGTGGTATAGCGGTTATCAAGAAATTTCAATTGAATTGCATGGAGATAATGTTGAATTTATGCTAAATGAACTTAGAAAATATTAATAATAAACAAAAGGAGGATTTATGGCTGGTATTAGCGTACCTCAATATGAGATTTTTAAAATTGGAACAAATAAACTAAAGTATTCTAATTGGGATTTACAGATTACCAAAGAAGAGGCTTTTAAATATCAGGAACTCATATCACTGTTTGAAGCTCAAGAGTTCCGCATAATGGCAAATAAGATTTTAGAAAAACCTATTTGGAGTATTGATTTTTCAAAGATATTTATGCAGGTAGTTGTTGATAAAAAATCTGATTTTGCAAGAGTGACTGGTAAAAAAGGTGTTACCATAAATGGTGTTAATTATAAACGCTTCGTTGGAACTACTGGTGGATTAAAAAATAATACTCTTCTCTTCTGTAATTCACAATACATTGATAAATTAAATGAATTATGTGAATGTAAGAGAAATCCAGATACTAAATTAGTTCCTGCAAAATATGAAGCTTACAAAGCATTAACATGTTCTGCATCACAACCGATTTGTGATCCACATGGAATTTTGGTCGTAAAAGATTGTATTACACAATATTTTGCAGATGTTATATCACTCGATGATGGTGGCGATTCAAAAGAACCAACAAGAGAAATTATTAAAGATAAAGCTCTTGAAAACAATGTATCTGACGGTTTTAATCTTTGTACTATACAATATATGCAGCGAGTAGCAGAATCTTTAGGTCTTGATTATATTCCTGGCGGCGTGTGTTTGAGAAATGCATGGCTCAAAGGAATGCTCTATCCGTTTCCTATTTATGAATTTATTGAAAAATACAATAATGGTAATTATATGATTGAAGATATTTGGGGAAATATGCAAGATATTCGTCAATGTGAAATGATTGTCACAGAGTCTTCTCTTAAATTATGGGGAGCGTATGATAATATTGAGCAATATGTGAATGCATATAAGGAATGTGGATACGGATTTTCTGTAACAAAAATTTCACCACATGTTCTTGAAGAACAGAGAGAATTGAATTACCAATATCTTCAGTCTTATGAATTTACAGACGAAGATGTTGAGGAATTGTGCGCACCAACAATCAACTATTTAAAAGATGCTATGTGTGGTGACTACTCTTCTACTATTAAATTTCTTGGTATTAACGAAAATACTGATGTAAATTCATGGCAACGTGCCTTATATACAAGCGAATATATGTTGGGAGATCCATATATAATCGACTCTGTACATAGATATATCAAGAAAAAAATGAATGATGCGAAGATTGGCAAATTGTTTGTAAATGGTAATTATCAGATTGCAAGTGGCGATCCATTTGCTCTTATGCAATCTCTTTGTGGATTGGAAGTTACAGGTTTATTAAAAGCAAATGAATGTTATTCAAAATTTTGGATTGATAAAAATGAAGATGAAATTGTACTCTTTAGAAGCCCAATGACAAGTCATAATAATATTCGAATGTGTAATATCAATAATTCGGATGAATGCCGGTATTGGTATCAATATATGAATACTATTATGATTATAAACGGTTGGGATTCATTTTGTATGGCTGAGAATGGGGAAGATTGGGACTCGGATCTGAACTTTTCTACTAATAATCCAGTTATGAAAAGACGTTATAGATACTTACCTGCTATCGAATGTGTTCAGCGAAATGCAGAAAAAATTGTTGTTACTGAAGCTGCTGTTAAAAAGACAAATAAAGCAGGTATGGGAAATCAAGTTGGAACAATCACTAATTATGTCACATCTATGATGGAAGTTCAATCTCATTTCGAGAAAGATTCACCTGAATATAAAGAATTAGAATATAGAATAGAATGTGGTCAGCTCTATCAACAAAATGAGTTGGACAAAATTAAGGGAATCATTGCAAAACCAATGGAAAGTAGCTGGTATAATTTAGGTGCTTGCGGAGAGAATAAATATTTGCAATCGCTTTGCGCATACAGAAAGCCCTACTTTATGATTTATGTTTACGATGAAACAAAAAGACAGTACAAGCAGTACATTAAAGAAAGTAATGCTAAATGCTATGCTATCTATAAATGTTCTATTGAGGATTTACATAATAAAGATACCCTTACAAAAGAACAAGAAGATTTTCTTTTTTGGTATGAGAGAAAAATGCCAGTTGGTACAGGAAATTGTTCTATGAATCAGATTTGTAAATATGTTGAAAGTCAGTTAGATGGTTACAAATCTCAATTACATAAGGACTCTTCATTTGATTATAATACATTGAAGGTTAAAAGACGTTGTACTGAAGAACACAGACAAGCTCTGCGAGAACTTGAACAATATTATTGTGAATGCATTAAAGAATATAAAAAGAAACAGGGAAAAGAAAAAGGAATACAGCTAAATAGAACTGATATCTTTGATAAACAGGATGAATTCGACAAATATTATCAACGTGCAAGTATGGTTGAAATGTTTAAGAAGAAAGCTGAAGAAATATGTCCAAATGATGATGAGCGTATGAACATCATTCTTGATATGACTTATGGATATAAAGGTAATAGACAGTTTTGTTGGGATTGTATTGGAGAACTGATTATTAAACGTTTAGAAGAAATGGAGGAAGAAGTTGTATATACTGAATGAAAAAGAATATATTAGAGAGATATTAGTGTCTGGTAATAAACCAGACAATATCTCGAATGGATATCTGATAACATTGATTGCTAAGTATTATTTTGATAGAGGTAAAGATCCAAATATTCTAATTGATACAGTCAAAGCAAAGATGCTTGAATTCAATATTGAAGGATATCAGGAATATAGATATGCTAACAAAATCAAAAAAACATGTATTGATTTATATGATTCAGAATCAAAAAATCTCTTTAGGGAACTTGAGTATGTTCCTATCTATGAAAAAGAATTAAAAGTCGTGGAATCTCTTCCAAATGATCGCCAAAAGAAATTTATGTTTACATTATTTGCTATTGCAAGATATATGAATAGTGAAGGATGGATAAATAAAAAAGACTCGAAAGGTCTTTCAGAAGTCTTTAAACTTGCCAATGTTACTCTCTCATCTGATAAAAAGAATGAATTATTGCATGAGTTATATAGTAATGGTTATATTCATTTTGGGAAAAAGGTGAATAATCTTAATATCAAAATAGATTTAGGAGACACTGATGATAATATTGCTTATAAGGTAACTCAATTTGAGAATATTGGTAATCAATACATAGGAAATTTTAAAAAGGGATATAAACAGTGTAAGCAGTGTGGTAAAAAGATAAAAAATACAATACACAATCGTATTTATTGCCCATCATGTTCAAAAGAAATTGATAGAAATAAAGCTAAAGAACGTATGAAAATACTGAGAAACACAAAAATGTTCGAAGCAAGCAAGTTCGAAAATCCTTGATTTATAAGGCTTTTTGGCACTTTTTCACAAAAAATTCGATTTTCTTAAATGTAGATATAGTGAAATATTCACAAAAACAAGATACAAAAACGATTGTCATGGAAGAAACAAACCGACAATCTTTGTATGTCTGCTTTGCTGCTCTTTTGAGTGGCATTGCAGATTTAGAATGAAATCAGCTTTTCTTGGCTGATAAAACAGAGAATATAATAGTGTAACAAGTAAACACATTATTGGAACAAAAGGAGAAATAAACATGAATTTAAAGGAATCATATCGTTATGCAAACTATCTTGACCGTCTGTTAATGACAGCAGACACATATCTTAGAAATAAAGGATTTGTAACAACTACAGAACAAAATCACTTACGCTCTAAGGCTAATCCAGATGCACAGGATGAGAAAATTGCGGTTCAGAAACCATATGATGTAGATTTTAAGCCAAATGATATAATCGACTTTGTGGTTAAGGTTATTAATGAGAAGGAAAAACTTTTCTCATCAATCGCAGATGCAAAGGCGAGAACAGAAATTAATATTGACAATGCTGTTGCTATGAATAAAAAGAAACAGTCATTTGTGAATACACTAAATTCAATCGTTTCTATTAAGCCTAGTGAAACACAGTCAATGGGAAAGGATTATAAATTTGATATTAATAATGAGCAGAAACCTTACTCTTACCAGATTATTTCTAAAACATCCATTGATTTTGACCGAAACAGCGTCAAAGGTCTGATTAAGAAATATAATAAAGAATGTGATGAGATTTCTTCAAAACTTGATGAAATTGAAATCACAACACAGGTTAATTTTACACCATTATTTGATGTAAATGATTCCTTTGAGGATTTGGTTGTGGGTTAATTCCCACACTAATCTTCTATCGGATATTTACAATAGGGCTGAGATTGATTTTTATAATTGTCAATCGGTTCAGATGCAGATGAACTATAATGCTGCAAGGCTGGATATTAGCCATATAATATTAAAAAGAGTAAATCATGCATTGTTTAGAATGCAAAATATTACATATAAACAAAAATCAAGAATATTTCATAAATATTGTATTATTGAGTCTCCTGTATGTTTGAGGAAAATTACTTTAAAGGTCGTTATATGTATTGTTATTTGCTACTTTGTTATTTTGTAATTTTGTCAGTTTGATATATTGAAAATTTGATATTTTGTCATACGTGTCATGAAGATTCTTAATAAAATTAAAACTTACTGAAAGTATAATTAGTGATATAAAAATATTATAAAAGAATGAACAATTTTTAATTGTTAATAATTATAAAGCTTATCTATATTCGTATAGATATATCAAATTGATTGAAATTATGAGGACATTTTCAGTTCTATTTTAAATATCCGATAGATTTTGTAATTCATATTGTACCTTACCTTTCTATAATCGGTGGCTGTGCTACAGCTCTTGTAGTATGGTTGCCGATTTTCTCTTTGAGCCATTAGCTCAGTCGGTAGAGCACTAGACTTTTAATCTAGGTGTCGTAGGTTCGAACCCCACATGGCTCACTCTCTTCTGCTATTAGGCAGGAAATAAATCAAGAAAGAAGTGAAAATTATTAAGTACATTTCAAAAAATGAAATTGAAAAATTATTATCTGAAGGTGTAATTAGGAACACAAGACGAGGATATGTAGATTGCAGAGGCGAACATATTGGGTATTATAAAACTTGTGGTGGAAAGCGTTACATTGAAGATAAATACGTTAAGTAGGTTCTGCCTATGAAAAATCGAATTGAATATAAAGGTTTTTATATTGACAAGACTGAAAATGGCTATCGTATCTGTAGACAAGAAGATACAGAAAAGCATACCCATCTCTCGAATCTTAATCCATCATATAGGCTCATAGATAATGTATTATCAAATAAAATTCCTACTCGTTGTGGATGTTATTATTTAGAATCACATGCTAGATTAAGCTATGATGAAAATTATATTAGGAAGATTCGTGAGTATATTAAAGTAAAGCAGAATAAAAGTAAACAAATGTATTACAATCCTGGCAGAAAGCGTTCTGGTGGGAATTTTTAATTTTATGGAGGATTTAAAGGATTATGGCAAATTTTGTTTTTAAGGAAACCAAGCAGACTTCTATGAAGATTGCAGGTATCATTGACACAGATAATATGACTGTTGAAGTAGATGGTGGAGAAAAGAAACTTGCTACTCTTCTATCAGTATTTAATGGTGGTAGTGTTGAAATAAATGTGAAGGTAAAAGAGGAAAGTGAACTCGATGAACCTGTTGAATCTAATGAAGAATAGAGAGTAGGTGAACTATATTTATAATTTCGAAGAAGAATTAAAAAAATATGGGCTAACCCAATCAACTTATGAACAGGTTTTACAAGAAATTTCTAATAAAATGTCTGGAATATCAGATATGGATTGGAAAGAAATAGTGGATAAATATGATATAAAATGTCATTATGATAGCGTCAGAAAGGCTAGTCAGACCATATTTGGCAATTATTTTGTTAGAGAATATTTAAAAGCTAAAAACATAACAGAAAAAAGTACTACTCTTGATGATGCTAAAGAAGTATTAGGTGAACAATATATTGTTAAACAGCAAATACATAATGATAGATTGAAACTCAATAAGTTAAAAAGAGATTTAGTTCCTTGTATTACAGTTGCAGACGAATTAAAACAGTATATGAAAGATAATAATTTCTCAATGGAAATTCCTAAATATATGTACTCTTCTGTTGAAGAAGAATCTGATTATACTATGATATGTCATATTACCGATTGGCATATTGGTTATATAATCAACAATTGTAATGGTAATAATTTTAATTGGGAAATTGCAAATGAAAGAATAAACAAATATATTTCTGAATGTAAGAAGTATATTGAATTATATAATATCCGTCAGGTTCTAGTTATATCAACAGGTGATATGATTGAGAATTCATATATGAGAGAAACACAAGCACATAATTGTGAATTTTTACAATCTATGCAGATACATAAGGCTACTAAACTCATATATAGACTATTAGTCGCTTTAGCTGAAGATTGTAATGTTATATTCGGTGGTATTGCTGGAAATCATGATCGTATGTCAGGTGACAAGAAAAAGAATTATGAGGGCGACAACGCAAATGTGCTTATAACTGAACATATTAAAGATTTGGTTGATGTAAGCGGCTGTGAACGTATTTCTATATTAGATACAAATTATAATGATTCTGAAATAAATATTACTGTTTGTGGTTTATCTTGTAAATTTATTCATGGTGACAGGTATAAAAACGGAAAATATAATCTTTCAAAAATTATATCTAGTGATAATCAGTTCTATGACTTAATCTTTAGTGGACATCTCCACAACTTTTCAATTGAATCAGAAAATCATGGTAGATATGCTATTTCTACAGGTTGCTTAAGCGGATATAATGATTTTTCTAAAAATTTTTATTGTAGTAGTGTAGCATCTCAAACAATAGCAATTTTAAAAGATAACGAAGTTGAAATGATAAAGGATATTCAGCTTAGTTAATTATATTTTGTTTTTACGAGGATAGTTTGTACTACCCTCTTTTATTTTTATTTATTTTATATAGGAGGAATATATAATGTCTACATATAATGTACATGCGGGTCACTGTCCGCAGGATGAGGGTGCTTATGGTGCGGTTGGTATTTTACAGGAGTCTGTTGAAGATAGAATTGTTAAGAATGCTGTAATTGCCAAGTTAGAAAACCTTGGACATACTGTATATGATTGTACATGTGACGAAAATACATCGCAGAATGGTTGTTTAGCAACAATTGTTGGCAAGTGTAATTCACATAATGTTGATTTAGATATATCTATACACCTTAACTCTGGTAGAGATGATTACGAAGGTGATGATTCTACTGGCGGTACAGAAGTGTATGGATATGATGACGAAACAGAGGAAATAGGTTCAAAGATATGTCAGGCAATATCCAAGAAGCTTGATATAAGAAACAGAGGATTTAAAACCAATCCAGGACTTTATGTTCTTAGAAACACAAAAGCCCCTGCTATCTTAATTGAATGTTGCTTCGTGGATGACAGAGATGATGCAAACAGATGGAATGCTGAAGCTTGTGCCAATGCTATAGTCGAAGCTTTAACAGGCGAAGTAGTATCAGAAGATTCAAGTGAAGATTGTTCTGACAATGATAGTTCGGATAATAATGAAACTACAGGTGGTAGAACTAATGATTTAGGTCATGTTGATGTTTACTATAGGGCTAAGACAAATCGTTGGTGGGATGAAGTTCATGATAGAGATGATTGGGCTGGTGCCAATGATGATCAGGCAATTACAGGTATTGCCATTGGCGTTAGTGAAGGTTATGTGAGATATCAAGTTCACTTACTTAATGGCGATTGGCTTCCAGAAGTTGATGGTTATGACATCAATGATGACGAAAATGGTTACGCAGGTAACGGTAGAACACCTATTGACGCATTAAAAGCAGTATTCTATACACCTGATGGTTATGAATACAAGTGTCTATATATACAGGTATCGCCACAGGGTATGGACGAATATTACCCTGTTCAGATAGATGATCAAACTGTAAATGGACAGGACGGATATGCTGGTTGTTTTGGTAGATATATTGATAAGGTTCAGCTTTGGGTTGAATAAGATTTTTTGAGGGAGTAGACCAAATTGGCTGCTACCCTCTTTTATTATTAAATCGGCATTTATCATTAAAAGTGTCAAAATATTATTGATTAAAAGGAGATTTTTTATAAATGATTAAAACAGAGTTAATTAATGCAATTGCAGAAAGAATTGAAGGAGCTAAGAAAGGTGATATTGCTCTTATACTTGATACATACGCAGAGGTTATTACAGATACATTAAAAGCTGATACTACAGAATCTGTTCCCGTAGGTAAACTTGGTAAGTTTAAGGTTAAGACAGTTCCAGAGCGTAGAGGAAAAATTATGATGGGCGATCGCAAGGGTGAGGAGTATGTAACTCCACAGCATGATGAGATTTGCTTTAAGATGTCAAAGTCTGCAAAACAGCTCTAATCTGAAAGGTCGTGATTATTATAAAAACATTACATTTTGAAAATTATGAAGATTTTGCTTGTGCTGTTTCAGATACATATGACAGAGTAAAATCTGATGATGAATATAATTCAGTAGATATTGTTGCTAAATATGAAGATGTAAAAGAGATTATTCGTGAACTCGTTGGAATCGGATATGGTATTGCATTTATTGATAAGTTTGGTAATCCTGAATGGGATGGTTATGACGACTCTTTCGTTATCAGCTTATTAGATGACGATATTTGGTGTGAACCTGTTAAGAGAGATGATAAGTACATCTTTGTTGAAGCTGATGTTGTATATATTTTTGACGATTGCAATTCTAAGATTATTCCAAAGATTGAAGCTGATGAAGTTTATGAAGTGGAAATTGGCAATAAATATAATGATTGCGATTGCGATGGTGATTGTGAGGACTGTAATTGTCCTAATGAAACTTATTTACATACTTCCGAAGATGAAGATGTAAATACTCACGGATTTACTGCCAGTAGATCAGATGGTGACTCTTATGTGAGTTATTCTTATTATTCTAGTGATGAATTGAGTCATGAAGATATTCAGAAGATGTTAAAGGCTTTTGGATTTTAGATTATTTGGAGTGTGTAGTGTATACTGCACACTCTTTTTGTATGGGTAGGTATGCAAATGGCTGAAGCAAGCGGTCTGTAAAACCGTGACCTACATGGTAAACATTGTGTGTTCAAATCACACCCTGCCCACTAATAAAATAATTAACTAAAAA